TAAAAAGCAATGATGCCTGTCCACGCTGTGCCAAGCGAACCAAGCATCAGCATCAATGCATCAGATGTTTTGAAATGCTCGGTCATTAAACCAATCAAGATTCCAAAGAAACCCATTGTGACAAACATAGCCATCATGCCGGGTATCCATGACTGCGTCTTTGTTTGCATATCCCGCGCAGATTTACGGTCATCAACTGCCAGCTTTTCAAAATCTAACCCAAGCTCTTGTGCGCGAGCCGCCATAGCAATCTCAGCGGTTTTTAATTGTGCAATTTGTTCTGCGCTAAGTTTCCCTTGGTTTATGGTGCTTTGCACATCCTTGGGGTCAATGCCCACAGCCTTGCTGATTGCATCCACAGCCAAGCCAGCCAATGGGCCTCCAAGTGCAGTTGCGATGGTGGGTGCAATTTGTTTAAGCCAGTCCATTATTTCTGCCTTTCTTTCTGTTCAATTTCACGCCGAAGTTTTTCAACTTTTTCAATTTGCTGTTTTGTTTCTTGCTTCACTTGAAGCACATCTAGGTACACCATACCCAAAATAGGTAGCAACAAACCCACCAAGATACAACAAGCAATCCACCCCATAACTACTTCCCAATCCTGTTTAATAGGCCGATCAGCAACCACATATATAGGAGGAATAGGATAGTCGCCAGCAGATACGCCTGTCTTTCTCTTAGAAGTCGCTCCTCCTCCTTGCGTTGCCATGATTCATCGTCTCTCTTCTTTCTTGCTTTATCTTGCTCTTCTTTGATGACATCCCGCATTTCAAAAACTTTGGAATACAACGCGCCCATCTCAGGCGGGGCTTGGTAAACCATTGCTTCTCTTATTTCAACCTCCAATGCCGCCATCTGATCTTGTGCCATTACTCTTTTTAAGGCGGCCTCCATCAGGTTGGCATCAGGGTTGTAGATGTTTCGACTCTTTTCTTCTTCTTCTCTTATATGCGTTGCAAGCTGTTCTTGAAGCTTAAAAAACTTGGTCAGTTCGGCAACTATGCCAACCATGACTTCAGTTTCATCTACCGCAACGTAGGCTTCTTTCTTTTTCGCCACAGGCTTTGGCGTGGCTGGTTTGGTGTTTGTTCCGAAAAGTTTTTGCCAAAAGCTTTTAACTTGTTTCGCATCTGAGACAACCTCATCAACAGTTTTCTTAATTTCCATGAAAGACGTTTTAGCGTCTTTGTAAAGTTTGCATCCTTCTTTAATGGCGGCAACACAAGCGTTGGCGGCAAAGAGGATGCTGATTGGGTCAATTTACAGCCCCAAGAGCTTTTTCACGAACTCGGCGGCAACGCCGGGGCCAAACAACACAGCCAAGATCACCGCATACAGCAGATATTCGATCTTGTTCATGCGCTTGGTTCCTTCGTCAAACCGAGCCTGAATGCCTTCGTATCGTTGAGCGCAGACCGCCTCATGAACACTCAGGCGCTTGTCGGTATCGGTAGCGAGTTCGTGAATTTCTGCCATTTTTTACTCTGCTTGAATTTCAACAGCCTCGGCTGGTTGATTAGCCAAAGCTTGTTTCAACATGTTGAAGAAAGCATCTCGACCAACGGTAAGTTGATCAAGATTAAACTTTGCTGAACCAACTTTGCGCTCAAGATCAACAACGTGATCCAAGAGTGCTTTTTGTTGCTCATTCAGCTTTTCAACGTCGTACTCGACACCATCAATGATGAGTTGGGGTTTTGTGTTGTTGCCCATTTCATGCTCCTCAAATTACCGCCATCAAAGGCTGGCGGCTTGCCTTTGTGTAATTCTTATACCCAACTACCAACTTGCACATCAGTTGAACCGCTTGCTGTTGATATTAAAGAAATTTTGAAATAGCTTCCTGCTTTAAGAATGGCGGCGGCGGCTATACTCAAGCTTATTGAAGGTATTATGTAACCAGTAGCTGTACAGTTAATTATTCCCCTGATAAAACAAGTGCCGTTTGCGCTTGTGGTGTTTGCAATAAGCGCAGTATTTGCCGCAGTGTTCCAAGTTCGCACAGGTGCTGTTGCTGTTGCAAAAGCAACTTTTGTTGCTTCAGCTACCCAAAATTGCGTAAAAGTGGCTGTAGCAGGATCTGTATTGGTTAATGCAAATCCAAATGTTCCGCTCACTGTGCTCATGTTAGTCAAAGTAAATTGGCATTCAAATTGATATGTTCCTATTACTGGAAGAGTAATACCACCATGAGTGCCAACAAAAAACATTCTTTGTGCGGCAGTTTGCGAAGCCAATCCATTATCTGAGTTAGCTACATATATTAAGTCAGAAGGAATAGATCCAGAATTTGATGACAAAATTCCTGAGCTTGGGGTAAATGTCAACTTTGTGCTGGAGACTTTTTCAGGTGCGTTTCCAGATGTTGCAGTAACCCAAGTTGGGTAGACGGAAGATGAAGTTGATGTATCGTCTGTTACAGCAACATTGGTTGCATTGGTTGCGGTTGTAGCTGTTCCTACGGTAATAGATGACTGGTTTATCCAAGTTGGGGACGCATTACCCGCTGAAGATAAAAGCTGTCCAGATGTCCCGTATGCCGTTCCTGTTGAACCAAACGAAATACCACCAGCGGTGGTGATACGCATCGCTTCGGTGGCGCTAGTGTAAAAAGCCAATGCGTTGTAGGCATTGTTGTCGTTATTGATGCCTGTAATGCTTGCGTATCCACTTGCTCTTTGAATTGCAACACCCTCTTGCGAACTTGTTCCGCCAGAAAGTTGAATGCGTCCACCAACAACAGCCAACTTAAATGTACCGGGCGAGGTAGTACCAATCCCCACACTACCTGCATTTGAAATACGCATTGCAGAAGCAAGCGTATCGGCACTAGATCCTGTTGATCCAGCGGGCGCAACTTGAAAATCAATATATCCAGAGCCGCCTGTACCTGTGCCGTTACCGGCGTACATGGCAAGGTTTGCGCCAGCGATGTTTGTACCTGCGGCGTTTGGCGCACGAATTATGTTTCCAGCGGGTGATGCGCTCGCTTCCCCTGAACCAGCAATAATATTTCCAGACGTGTCAATCCGCGCCCTCTCACTGCCTCCTGTGTAGAAAGTCATTGGAAGGTATGTGCCTGAACCTGTTATTGCGGCACGAATTGATTTTTCAGTATTGCTAGAAACCAGATTTAATGTTCCTGCATTTGTCGGGTCACTATTGTCAAAAAAGTTTATTGTTGTTTGTGAGCCTGTCCCGTTTGGCAAAACGGTAAGAGTCGAATTTCCATTTGTTGTGCTGGTTTGAAATGCGACACGATTGGCTTGCGTTGCATTACTGAAGTCACCAGTAATGCGCTGACCCGTCCCAACGAACAACAAGTTACCTGTTGTGTTTGTTGAAGGTATTGTTCCAGCAGTGCTACCCGCTGTGGTTGTGAAGCTGTAAGAATTTGCAGTCGTTGTAAAGTAATTTGCTTGAGTGCCTGTGGTGGTTGAATACCAAACCTGATAGGACTTTGCTCCTGTTGTTGCAGTCCATGCAATAGCAATGGATGATGTTGATCCTGTTGTTGTAACTACCGTTGATTCAGAGCTTGGCAATGTAGTTGCGCCAAGGTTATCGACGGCAACAATTTTGAAATAATACGTCGATGCAATAAGGCTACCGCCAGTCGATGATCCCGTTGCGGTGGGTGTTGCTGGCGTGGAGATAGTAGAAGTTTCCAGACCATAAAAAATGCCAGTTAATGCGGCACTAGAAGCCAGCACAGAAACGACCCCTGAACTATTTTTGTAAAACAATTTTCCATCAGCATAATTCAACGCCAGTTCAGCGCCAGAAGAACTGCTGGTCAAATTGGAAGCGGAGGGCGTATTACCTGCGGTTCCGCTTCCGTAAATTAAGATTGGGGTATATCCGCTTTGTGCCATGATTTTTCCTTAGAAAGCGCCACCAGAAATGCCACCAGTAATAGTGCCATTTACTGCGTTGCAGGTTATAGATGAGTTTACCAATTCAGGTAAATTGCCGCTAGTGCCAGTGACAAAGGTTAAGTAGTTTGTCTCCCCTGACGAGGTAGACGTTATTCCGACGTTGGTTGCGTTTGTGGCGTTGGTTGCCGAACCCACAGAAAGGGTGCTCTGGGCCACATACTGGGGTGCGCTTGCCCCTGCGGTTAGGACGTATCCAGAAGTCCCCAGAGTCAGCTTGGAGAGCGTGGTAGATCCTGAAGCATAGAGCATGTCTCCAGTCGAGTAGGAAGCCAGCCCTGTGCCACCGTAGCCCACACCGATGGTGGAGGCATTCCAAGTGCCAGCCGTCAGGGTTCCGACGCCCGTAATGTTGGTGTAGGAGCCGCTGATGTAGGCAGAGCCAATGGTTCCAGAAGTGATTTGGTTGCCGTTAATGGCAATTGATGTCGAGCCTGCCGCAGTCAGTTGACCTTGGGCATTGACAGTGAAAGTCCCCACCGAGGATGCAGAACCATAAGAAGCCGCACTGACCGTGGTGTTTGTGATGCTAAATATGTTGCCTGTTAAAGATAAACCAGTTCCAGCCGCATACGTCGATGATGATCCAAATTGAACGAAAACTATCGCTGTTGTTCCAACCGTAATAGGCAAAGGGGTTTGCTGAACCCATGAGGTACTAGCGTTTGCTGTGCCATAAAGAACCAAAATAAAGTCGCCAGCATCAATCTCGTTTGTTCCTGATCCGCTGGTGTCGTAATCGGTTGCCCTTGTCAATACCCAATTTGTAGAAACAGAACCTTGGTTTGTCAGCGTATATATGCCGTTATATGCGCCATTTGATTCGTTCTTGACCAAAATTCGCACAGCATTTGTTGCATCGGTTGACGTGAACGTGTGACCGTCAATCACTAAAGCCGCTTGTGCACCCGCATTGGTCAGCGTAGCTCCGACACCAGAAGCGCCATTGTTGTAAGTCACCGACCCAAGGTCAGCAGTTGTGGCGTAATAGCAGGCATTGTGGAAGTTGATGCCAGACGCTACTGAGTCCACATATTGCTTGGTAGCCGCCTCTAAAGCAGATACAGGATCTTGAGTCAGGGTGACAGACGTCAAACCACCCAAAGTCAGCGAACTTGATCCCAATGAAATGGCGGTAGTGCCAATTGTCAAAGAACTATTGGTGAGTCCACTGTTGGGAATGTTTGTAAACGTGTTGGTTGATCCGCTAATGGACTTGTTTGTTAGAGTCTGAGTGCCGGACAAAGTTGCTACGGTTGAGTCAATTGCCACCGTCACAGCGCCAGAGCCGTTGTAAGACGTACCAGTCAACCCCGTACCAATGGTCAGCGCATTTAAGTTTGAGCCAAGCGCCACGCCAGAAATGGTGCTGTTAGACAAGGCTGAATTTGGGATGTTGGTAAACGTATTGCTCGACCCTGACATTGATTTGTTGGTCAGAGTCTGGGCTCCATTCAGGGTAACCACCGTTGAATCTATGGCAATGGTGACAGGAGCCGAACCGTTGTAGCTTGCGCCCGACAACCCGGTTCCAATAGTCAGTGCATTGGAAGACGTTGCGGTGACCGTGACGGAGCCACCCAAACTCACCGAGGAGCCGTTGATGGTGATGGCGCTGTTGGTCAACTGGGCGTTGGTTACCGTGCCGGACAAGTCAGTCGTCGGTACGGTCGAAGAAGCCGTCATTGGGCTTGTGCCGTTTCCCTTGACGTAACCGGTCAGCGTAGAGGCCCCTGTACCGCCGTTGGAAGCGTTCAAAATTCCGCCAAGGGTTACCGCACCAGTCGTGTCCGAGGAGGGCGAAAAACCCGTTGTGCCAGCACTGAAGGACGTGACGCCGCCAGCCAACGAAAAGGTACTCCAAGAGCCTGCTGAGTAGCCCTCAAACTGCGATGTGTCGGTGTTGTAACGAATCTCACCACTTGCACCTATTCCACGGTCTCCGACGCCACCCTTAGGTAGCACCATACCAGCCAAGCCGGGGATAACGGGGTTGCTGGCAATTGAGATTGTGGGCGAACCAAGCAAACCAGTGGGGTTTGCGACGTTGATTTGGTTTGAGGTGCCCGTAATCTGGGTTGAGGACAGCACACCACCCGACG